GATCGTATCCCTCAACAGTTTGTCAACGTGACTGAAGATGCACGTATTGAGAAACTGATGAAACGTCGATATCCCGGATTGTCTAAAGATTTTTACAAGGGATATCAAGAACTCGCAGAAGATGATTTCTTTGGTATCGAAGATCGAAATCTTAGTGAGATGAACCTTGCTGACAGAGCCAATCTTTACTACAAGATCGGTAGGTTTGAGGATATTCCTATTCATAATAGTAAGGAACAAGAGATCATCGACATGATGGGTGAGTCTGAAACCTTCAGTGATGCTGTGATGGTTGCCGAAGTTCTCTACAAGTATTGTAAAGAAGAGTTTGAGAAGGATAAAGTTGCTGACCTTCCCATGCCAGGTAATCAATCAGGTTCTGCAGGTGAGGGTGAATCACAACCTCAAGCCAGTGATGGTGACGGTGAGGAAAATGGTGATTCCATGGAGGGAGACTCCGATAATACTGGTGATATTTCACAGTCTCAAACTCAGGCATCTAAACCTTTGGAGGTCGAAACTGATGAGGCATTCCAACAGGGTGCTCAAGAATTCAATGGTGATATCAACCGAGGTTCTAGAAATCCTGATTACATTGAGGTTCCTAAGATTAACATTGAGAAAATTGTTGTCTCCAACAAGAGAATTCATGACGAACTAGATGAATCTTGGTACGAACAATCAAATCCCAAACCCTATTACTGTCCTTACAGAGAAGAAACTAGGACTGATCATCCTAAGGACTTCAGTCGGGCTGATAATCAATACATTAAATTCAAGAAGTCAGCAACTAAAGAGGTGAACTATCTTGTCAAAGAGTTTGAGTGTAAGAAGTCTGCTGATGCATACTCTAGATCATTCACTGCCAAGACTGGAACTCTTGATTGTTCTAAACTTCACACCTACAAATACAACGAAGATCTGTTTAACAAGGTCAATGTGATCCCTGATGGTAAGAACCACGGTCTTATCTTCATCCTTGATTGGTCAGGTTCTATGGGCGACACTCTCCTTGATACTCTCAAACAACTTTACAATCTTGTTTGGTTCTGTAGTAAGGTCAACATTCCCTTTGATGTCTATGCTTTCACCAACAGTTACCTGAGAGATCAAAATCACTATTGTCCAATCTGGGAAAATATTGAAACCCAAGAGTGTGTTGAAAATCACTTTATGATCTCCCCTGACTTCAGTCTCATGCACTTCCTGACAAGTGATGTGAACAAGAAGACCCTTGATAAACAACTCCTTAGTCTCTGGAGAGTTGCTTATTCAATGACAATGTGGGCACCATATACCTACCCCGGTCAGTTCTCACTGTCTGGCACACCTTTGAACGAGGCTATTATTTGTCTCCATGAATTGATCCCCCAATTCAAGAAGAAGAATAAGGTCCAGAAGATCAACACCATTATTCTGACTGATGGTGAGGCCAATGTCCTCCCATACTTTAAGAGGAATGATTATTATGATGATAACCGTATGGGAACATCTCGTATCTATGCTGGTGACTTTATTCGTAATCGTAAGACAGGTTACACCTATCAGGTAGATCATGAGTATTGGAAGTTCACCGAGATCCTGTTGAACAATCTTAAGCAAACATTCCCCGATGTGAACACTATTGGTATTCGTATCGCAGGTAACTCTGACTTCAAAGGATTTGTTCGTCGTTATTCTGAGGGATATGTGTCTGATGACATCTACAAGAAGATCCGTAAGGATAAGTTTGTTGCCCTCAAGTCAACCGGATATACTTCATACTTTGGTATGTTGACCTCCGCACTCAGTAATGAAACTGAATTTAATGTTGAGGAGGGTGCATCCAAAGCCAAAATCAAATCTGCCTTTGTTAAGAATCTTAACTCTAAGTCTCTAAATAGAAAGGTATTGAGTCAGTTTGTAGATATCATCTCCTGACCACTTGAGAAACCGTCACAACCGTCCGTCTCACCGGGCGGTTTTGTCCTATACTATCGTTATTGAAACACACAACACACATGGCACTGTCTACAGAGTATATCGTTTCTTCTCTCACCAACCTTTATGGATCAGAAGTAGTAACTGCTGATCTCCGCGCTTGGTGCGCCATGAATGACACTACATATAATACGATCACTCGTCGTCTTGAGACCTTTAAGGTCGGTCGTGGTAAGTGGAACCTGACAGTTCAGGAGAAACTGGAACAAAACTATAAGTCCCCTGCAGCACTTCCTGCAATCGAGCAAAACCTTATCCCCGCAAAAGATGATACCTTCGTCAAGTTTGGTAATTATTCGGATATCAAAAGAATTATTCAGTCCCGTATGTTCTACCCTTCGTTCATTACGGGACTTTCTGGCAACGGTAAGACGTTCCTGGTTGAACAAGCTTGTGCGGCACTCAAGCGTGAACTGATCCGTGTCAACATTACCATCGAAACTGACGAAGATGATCTTATTGGTGGCTTCCGTTTGGTTAACGGTGAGACTGTTTGGCATAATGGTCCAGTCATCGAAGCTCTTGAACGTGGAGCAATTCTTCTTCTAGACGAGGTTGACCTGGCATCTAACAAGATCCTGTGTCTCCAATCTATCCTTGAAGGTAAGGGTGTCTTCCTCAAGAAGATCGGCCGATTCGTCGAACCCAAGGCTGGTTTCAATGTCATCGCGACTGCTAACACCAAGGGTAAGGGTTCTGAGGACGGTCGTTTCATCGGCACCAATGTTTTGAACGAAGCATTCCTTGAGCGTTTCGCTGTTACCTTTGAACAGTCTTATCCGACACCCTCCACAGAAATCAAGATTCTTGCCTCCCTTTGTGATGATCAGGACTTCTGTAAGCACCTGGTTGACTGGGCTGATATTATTCGTAAGACCTTCTATGATGGTGGTATTGATGAGGTAATTTCTACCCGTCGTCTGGTTCACATCGCTCGTGCATACGATATCTTTGGTAACAAGTCTAAGGCACTTGAGGTTTGTATCAATCGATTTGATGATGAGACCAAGACTGCATTCATCGAACTTTATGACAAAGTAGATGAAGACTTCCAAATGATTGACAAGGAGGGTGATAGTTGATAGAATGAACTCATGGTCCTTATTGTATGATTACATGAATGAACTACCTGAGGAGGGGTTTGAATACACTCCCCTCCCCCGTAAAGAAACTGGTTCAATTGATTTGAATATCAGCAATGTGAATGGTTTTTGGAAATATGAGGAGGATGTGATCCTCAAAGAAATACGTGACTATCTGAGTGGGACGTACAAAGCACATTACGCAAACGACAATAAAACTCAGACATTAGACTTGATTGGAAGTATTGGTGACGCAGAACCCTTCTGTCGATCCAATGCTATCAAATACTTGTCACGGTTTGGTAAGAAGAATGGTAAGTCTAAACTTGACATTCTCAAGGCCATCCACTATTGTATCCTTCTGTATCACTTCTCTGGTATCACTAAGCAACCAAAAGATAATTATGAAACTTTCTGAATCTACTGTAAGTCTCCTCAAGAACTTCTCTTCTATCAACCAGTCTATCCTGTTCAAGGAAGGTCAGAAGTTGCGTTCAATCTCAGTGATGAAGAACATCCTGGTTGAAGCCAATGTGTCCGAGGAGTTCCCTAAAGACTTCGGTATCTATGACCTGAACCAATTCTTGAATGGTCTGTCTCTTCACTCTCCCCCTGATCTGGACTTTGATAATGATCAGTATGTTGTGATCAAGGGTGGTCAGTCTCGGTCTAAGTATTTCTTTGCAGATCCGTCTGTGATCGTTGCACCACCTGAGAAAGAGATCTCTCTTCCTACAGAAGATGTATGTTTTGTATTGACAAGTCAACAACTGGAGAAACTGAAGAAGGCTGCATCTGTCTATCAACTCCCTGATATCTCTGTGATTGGTGAGAACGGTGTAATCAAACTGGTCGCTCGTGACAAGAAGAACGACACTTCTAATGACTTCTCTATTGTTGTTGGTGAGACTAACTCTGAGTTCGTGTTCAACTTCAAAGAAGAGAACCTGAAGATTGTTCCCGGTAACTATGATGTAGTTGTGTCAGAGAAACTTCTGTCACGTTTCTCTAATCAGAACATTGATGTTACATATTACATTGCTCTGGAACCTGACTCTACATTCGGATGAGACATCTTCTGTTTACCCTGAGATATTGTCCCTTTAATACCCTCAATAACGAGGGCATGATTAGGGAACATCTTAAGGTTGCTGCACAACAATCCTTATCGACTTTGTTAGATGTTACATCTCACAAGTTTGATCCTCAGGGTGTGAGTGCTGTTGCACTTTTGGCAGAGTCCCACATCTCCATTCACACCTGGCCAGAGAAGGGTATCGCTGTATGTGACATCTTTACTTGTGGTGAGTCTGGTGCACCCAATGCTGCAGCAGAATACTTGAAAACAGCTCTAAAGGCTGGTATAATGAACTCAGAACTCATAAGGAGAGAGTTGGATTGAATATCTTTGTAACCAGTGAAAGTCCAATCGAGTCTGCCAGGGTTCTCCCCGATAAGCACATCGTTAAGATGCCACTAGAGACCTGTCAGATGCTATCCATCGTCTGTTCAGAGAAGTGGGGTCATGGGTTTGGTGAAATCCACCGTCGAGACGGTCAACCATACAAGACAGAAAAAGGTGCCTTTCGTAACCACCCTTGCACTATCTGGGCAAACTCCTTTGTGATGAACTGGAGATGGCTCCTAACCCATGGTCTTGCAATGTGTGATGAGTACGAGCTCCGATATAATAAGGTGCACACCTGTCGTAAGACACTAGAGGAGGCTCGTGTTATACTTCCTACAGGAGACCCTACAGGACGATCCGGCAAAGGTCCAACATCCTTTGTCTTTGCTGGTCCTGACGAGTTTAAGTTGGATACTTCAATTTCCATCTTTGACAAGTATAAGATGTATATTGCATCTAAACCTTGGGTGAAGGACAATTACCTTCGTATCCCTGATCGTAAACCTGACTGGGTGTGATGAAAGATCATATTATCATTGAAAACTGTCTGACAAATGATGATATCAATGACATCTATTATCTTATAGATCAATTTGGTAACTGGGTAGATGGTTCTATTACTTATTCAGGAGTTGATAATATCAAAAAGAATTTACAGATTCAATTTGTAGATCAGTTTGCTAATCAGAGGTTGTCTGATATCGTGTATAATAGGATGGATAATCATATCGATTTCCATCATTTTACGGTTCCAAAAAATAGTAATACTCCAATGATCTCTAGAACACCCACCGGTGGGCACTACAAACCCCACCATGATGTTGCATCAGTTGGTGATTTTAGTACAACCATTTACTTGAATGATGAATTTGAAGGTGGTGAATTGTGTTTGTGGTTGAATGATGAAGAGGTGAAAATAAAACCAAGGGCTGGTAAGTCTATTACATATAAGACTGATACACCACACCGTGTAAGTGAAGTGATAGAAGGACATAGAGACGCAGTAGTATTCTGGACATTTTCTTTCATCAAAGATCCATTTGATATGATGATGTATAGGGGGTTGACAGAAGCCAGTGATCGTTTGACAATAGGTTCATACGATACCCTTGCAGAAGCACAGGAGGATCCTGCATTTATTATTGACACTTTGCAACAAGCTCTTTTAAGGAAATTTAATTAATTATGAGTCGTAATGAATTTGTCTGGGTTGAGTCTTATCGACCACAGACCATTGATGAATGTATTCTCCCCATAGGGATTAAGAATACGTTCAAACAATTTGTGGAGAAGGGTGAGGTTCCTAATCTTCTTCTATCTGGTCCTCCCGGTTGTGGTAAGACAACGGTGGCCAAGGCACTTTGTCAAGAACTTGGAGTAGATTATTATGTCATCAACGGATCCGATGAAGGACGATTCCTGGATACTGTCAGAAACAATGCGAAGAATTTCGCTTCGACCGTCTCACTTTCGTCGGATTCTAAACACAAAGTCATCATCATTGACGAAGCTGACAACACAACCCCAGATGTTCAACTCTGTTTACGGGCGTTTACTGAGGAGTTCATTGGCAATTGCAGATTCATCTTTACCTGTAACTACAAGAACAAAATCATTGCCCCCCTCCATTCCCGTTGCGCCGTCATTGACTTCGCCATCAAAGGGAAAGAAAGGCAGGAGGTTGCCGGACTCTTCTTCAAGCGTCTCCAAGAAATCTTGGCTGCAGAAAGTATTGAATATGATAACAAGGTCTTGGTAGAACTCATTCAGAAACACTTCCCTGATTGGAGACGTGTTCTAAATGAGTTACAGAGATATTCAGTCAGTGGTAAGATTGACACAGGTATCCTTGCAGCATTCAGTAATGTCAAAACAGATGACCTTTTTAGAAACCTTAAGGAGAAGGATTACCCCAAGGTACGTAAGTGGGTGGTCGATAATCTTGACAACGATCCTAATGTATTGCTCCGTAGTGTTTACGATGCTGTATATTCAAAACTGGATGGTGCAGGGATTGCTGCTGCTGTTCTCATCATTGCTAAGTATCAGTATCAGAGTTCTTTCGTCGCGGACCAAGAGATAAACATGTTGGCATGTCTTACTGAAATCATGGTGGAGTGTAACTTTAAATGAATATCCAAATTGAGTTATCCAAGGATGTAGAATACAAGGGTAAGAAGCTTGGTAAATATATCTGGAACCTAGAAGAAAAAAATAATCATGTGACTGGGTTCTGTGATTCACTTGATGAGTGTTTTGTTGAAATTATGAGGTTCAAAAATGTTGAAACAAATTAAATCACATTGGTACTATGTGTTCTGGGGCATTGCAACTGTCTCAGTGGTGG